CATTTGACCAGTCTTCAACCGTTCCATCTGGCTCGGGTTTTACAACATCTTTGAAAGTTTCTTGCACAACCGCAGACGCATCGCCTGCCGCTGCAGATGCTGTTTTTATTCAACATCGAATTGAAGGTCAAAATCTTCAGCAATTAGCAAAAGGCACGTCGTCAGCAAAAGCAGTTACTCTTTCGTTTTGGGTTCGCTCATCAAAAACGGGGACTCATATTGTTGAGCTACGAGATGACATCAATACAAGGCACATTGCTAAATCTTACACAATCGCAGCAGCAGATACTTGGCAATTTGTTCCGTTGACATTCGATGGCGACACGTCAGGAACACTTACAAATAGCAACATTAGAGCGCTTGATATAAATTTCTGGCTGGGTGGAGGCAGTGATTTTACAAGTGGAACGCTTGCGACTTCTTGGGCAGCAAGAACTCTTGCTAATGCTGCTGTTGGGCAAGTAAATTTGGCGGACAGCGCTTCTAACGAATGGTACATAACTGGCGTCCAACTAGAAGTCGGATCCGTCGCCACACCGTTTGAACACCGAAGCTTTGGTGATGAGCTGGCAAGGTGTCAGAGGTATTATTATAGAATTACAGGTTCTGAAACATCCTCCTCAAACTCAGGACTTTACGGTATTGGATTTAGTCAATCATCTACTGCAGGAAGATCTTCTATACATCTTCCTGTAACTATGAGAACTTTCCCAGAAGCACTAGAGCAATCTGGGACTGCATCGCATTATAGAGTCGTTGCTGGATCTAGTGGCAGCATAAATTGTTCTGCTGTGCCTACCTTTAGCACTTCTAATACAAAAACTATTGACATTAGCTGGACTGTTGCTTCAGGAGCTACAGCAAATCAAGGCGTTTATTTTATGTCAAATTCTGCAAGTTCGTACATTGGAGTTTCTGCCGAACTATGAATTACAAAAAACTTTCCAAAGCACACCCTGACGATCCTCAAATCTACGCTCGTATTGATGACGATGGTAAATGTCGTTTAACTTGTACTGCTAATTATCTACCGTTCCAAGAATGGATAGCAGAAGGCAACGAGCCACTACCAGCAGACGAACCAGAATAAATACTCAAGTATATCAACTATTTGAGTATATGGCTTACAGAAAGTTTAAGGGTATCCAATACCCTGTTCCTGGTGTAGATACCGCTATCAACACACTTGTTCCAGGTGCCCGTTGGGACTTATCAAATACCACCTTTGTTGGGTGGGAAGATGATCAAGGAAGAGAACCACCAACCTGGGAAGAGATTCAAGAAGAAATCAAAAGAGAAGTAGACATTTATAACTACTATCTCTATGAGAGAAACCGTGAGAAAGAATATCCCGACTGGAGAGATCAGTTGGATATGCTATACCACGATATAAAGTCGGGTAATATAAATAATGGAAGTTGGATTGCTGCTATCGACGCAGTTAAAGAAAATAACCCCAAACCAGAAGGACCTGAACCACAAGTATAACTATGGCACATTACGCAAAACTAGGACTTGATAATATAGTCACCGCAGTTGTGGCTGTGGATACGATTACTTGTATGACTAGGGGTGGCATCGAGAAGGAAGAGATTGGTTTAGCACACCTTGTCAAGCATCACGGACATGAGCTCTGGAAGAAGTGCTCATATAATACTGCTCAGGGAGTTCATAGAGAAGGTGGTACACCTTTCCGTGCTAACTATCCTGGTATTGGATGGTATTATAACTCCGAGCACGATATCTTCCACCCAGCAAGACCTTCAGATGCTGATGGAGATCTGATGAGTTCTCATACATTGAATACCACGACTGGTATGTGGGTAGCTCCCATCACAGAACCTACCTTGACTTCTGAAGAAAGAGAAGCAGGCAAGCGTTATGTGTGGGACGAATCGGCATATCAGGCAGACAATAGTCAGGGGTGGGTTCTGGCTCCATGATGTTGTGCTATACTAGATAGTAAAACAACATTTCTCTATTATGAATTTTGCCGTATACTCAAAGGACAATTGTCCTTATTGCAAGAAAGTCAAAACAGTTTTGGAGTTGACTGGAAGCAAGTTTGTGGTGTATAATCTGGGTGAGGATTTTACAAGACAAGAATTCTACGAAGAATTTGGAAAAGGTTCTACCTTTCCTCAAGTAATATGTGATGGAAAAAAGTTGGGAGGTTCAGTTGACACAATCAAATTCCTCAGAGAACAGCAAGTTATCAGCTCCTAACATAAATAAATGTGAAGCCGGTAAGAATCGCGGCGTTGAATTTTTACTTAATGGAGGTAAAAGAAAGCAAACACAACCATTCCATATCATCTTCGAAAAGATGGTTTGCTTTCTCAATCGGGAAGTAACTATCTATTTTGAATTTTCCTTTAAGTCAAGGAAAAGAAATGTAGTCTCCCGAGGTAAGAAAAATGCTCGCAGTTAGTCTAGTAATTGGTTCTTTTGTAACCGTTTTATTTCTTGTAATGGGACTATTAGTTGGTTGGACTGCTAGAGAATACATGATGAACTATCGGGAAGTACCCAGACCTCACCCCGAAATGTTTGACGAACAGGGAAATCTTATTCCCGATGAGGTAATTGCATTTAACTTTGAAAACTATCATGACAACGAAAGCAACAACGACGAAGAAAACAACGAGGACGACTAAGCCAAAGGCACAGGTTGTAAAAGGTTCTCAACAAGGAATTCCTAATCTTCCCAAAAATCCTTTTGTTTTTGAGGTTTTAGACGTTGTATCTAAACAGAAAACAAAAGCGAATAAGATTAAGGCTCTGAAGAAGTACGAAGAAAAACATCTCAAGATGATTTTTATTTGGAACTTTGATGAGAGTATCAAGTCAGCTCTTCCAGAGGGTGAGGTTCCTTATTCTGGATTTGAAGATCAGGCAAGTTCCAGCGGATCTTTGTCTACAAAGATTGATGAGAACGTTCGTCGAATGCATGACACTGGTTCTTTCTCTCTTGGTTCTAGCGATCAAAACGGACACACCACTATTCGTAGAGAGGCAAAGAATTTTTATTACTTCATCAAGGGTGCATCTGATGGTGTGAGTACTGTTCGTCGTGAAACTATGTTCATTAATATCCTTGAGGGACTTCATCCACTTGAGGCAGAAATTCTTTGTCTGATTAAAGATAAGAAACTTGGGGACAAGTACAATATTACTCAAGAAATTGTGGCAGAGGCATATCCAGATATCACCTGGGGAAACCGTGTAAGATGAAAATTCTTTTTGAAGATTGTGATAGTGAGAAGGCAGAGGATAGAACTTTACCCTATAGTGCTTACATTATCACATATAAAGTTGATGAACAAATCAAATATGATATTGCAAGTGCTCCGAAGCGTGTAGATATCTTTGATTACTATTGGGATAAGTATCGTGAAGGGTTCATGGACATGAAACAAACAGAGGGTAGAACTAACCCTAGAGTCTGGGGTAACAAACCACCCTCCGAATCCAAAAAGCGAAAGTGATTCCCAGAAACGGGGAAAATTTTTCCGGCAAATTTTTTCGCGTGTAGGGTTTTTATGATTGAATATGAATTTCCTTATGATAGTTTTATTGGTGGGTGGTTTATTGATGAAAAAATATGTGATGGATTAATTGATTTTTTCAATAATCTAGAACCTCAATATAAACAACCTGGACGTATGTACCGTAATGGTAGAAGAAAAATCGTACCAGAGGCAAAAGACTCACTAGATTACTGCTTCAGATATGAGGAGCATGTGGAGCAGTATAAAACATATGTTGATGAATTACTAAAAGTATCACAACTTTATTCAAAAAAATATGTTGACTGTGATTGTGTTTCATCATTTGGACTTCGAGAACCAGCAAATATCCAATATTACAAACCAGGCGGTGGATTTAAAACCTGGCATTGTGAAAGAACTAATCTTGGGGTATGTACAAGACACCTAGTTTTCATGACATATCTGAATGATGTGGAAGATAATGGCGGTACAGAATTTAAGTATCAAAAGTTGATAACACCTGCTAAAAAGGGATTAACATTGATATGGCCGACTGACTGGACACATACACACAGAGGTATCGTTAGTGAAACTCAAGAAAAGTACATAATTACTGGTTGGCTCAATTATATTTAATAAATGGTAACACAAGTTACAAAACTGCTTGACTATATAGAATATAGGGTATATAATACCTTTACGTTCATCAGAGGAAACTCTGACGCAAGTAAGCCGACTCGGAACGGAACGTTCATCCCATGGTAGAATTACTACTCTACGCTACACTTACTTGTCAAGAGGCTCATGTTCTCATGCAGAGAATCTCGACAAATGAGGATATGCCTCCACTGGTTAAAATCGAATTGGTTGAAACTGTGATGGAAGCATCTCCCGAGTGTTATTGGGACGCAAAAGCCGACTGAAGGAACGGGATTAACAATCTCATTTCTTTAGGAGTACAATCATGTCTCAAGTCGTTTACCGTGGCAATCAGTACGACACCGAAACCCACAAGGCAGAGGTGTTGGCAGAACTCAAGCGTCTGCGCGAACAAGAAAACTTCGATTTAATGTACCGTGGCGTCAAAGTCAAGCGTACATTTGTGAAGTAAATTTCAAGCCATGCAAGTTGTTTAATTCGGAGGGTTCTTGACGAACCCTCTTTTTTTGTGTATAATTATTTGAGAGGACTTTATTTTATGGACAAGGAAAAACTTAAACTAATCGTCCGTAATCTTGAACTTTTGGTTGATTCTTTAAAAGCTGAAGTGTACTCGGATACTCAGAGTTATCTCAACTATGAAGAAATTGTTCCTCATATTCAAGACTATGATGAAATTTTTGAGGACGATGACGGATACCCAGACTAATGGTTAGTAGATCTAAAAAACTTATAAAGTTGCTTGAGCGTCTAATCAAGCAAGATTATCTCTATACAAACGAAAAGATTCGTGAGATGAAATCACAACTTCGTGAGTTGAAAGAGCAACTCGCAGATATTGAAAAACAGAAATCTAAAGGATTTGGTAAATGAGTGTAAAACTGATAAGTGTGACTCCCGATGCGGAGCAGACAATGGCATATGTTGCCCGTGTGTCAAACCCCAATAACCAAGAAAACCCAAACTATGCCAAATTGTTGGGATATTGTATTAAACATAATCATTGGTCTGTCTTTGAGCAGAGTTTCATGACTCTGGAGATTGAGACTACCCGTGGTTTGGCAGCTCAAATTCTCCGGCACCGTTCGTTCACATATCAGGAATTCTCACAACGTTATGCTGATTCCTCCCTACTCTCAGAGACGATTCCCGTACCAGAGCTCCGTAGACAAGACACCAAGAATCGTCAAAATTCTATTGACGATATTGATGATTGGACTCAGACGAAGTTCGACATGAAGATGACTAGACTCTTCACTCAATCCATGGATTTGTACAAAGAAATGTTGGAAGCAGGAATTGCAAAAGAGTGTGCTCGTTTTGTGCTTCCCCTTGCCACGCCCACCAGACTCTATATGTCGGGTTCCTGCCGTTCTTGGATTCATTACATCACTCTGCGTTCTGCAAACGGTACTCAAAAGGAGCACATGGACATTGCAGAAGCATGTAAGAAAATCTTTGTCGAGCAGTTCCCCACCTGTGCAGAAGCCCTTGAATGGGTCTAAATAAAATACATTGAGATTGACTATGGCAACATACCCTGTTATTCATAAAGAAACTGGTGAGCAAAAAGAAGTCGTGATGAGTATTCATGACTGGAATCAGTGGTTAGAAGATAATTCAGACTGGCAGCGCGACTGGTCCGATCCTTCCACCGCACCAATGGCGACTGATGTTGGTGAATGGAGAGACAAACTTTCAAACAAGCACCCAGGATGGAATGAAGTGCTTGATAAAGTTGGCAAAGCGCCAAAAGCAAACGTAAAGAGACTCTAATGGCAAGAAGAAAAAGAGCATCTGCTCAACCTGTAGGGGTTGGACTTACTGCAAAGCAGATGAAGAGGAAAAAACCTCTCAATTCTGATTATTTGGTTGATATTGAACCTCTCACAGAAAACCAAAAAATACTGTTTGACTCATATGCTGAGGGAAACCATCTTGTTGCATATGGTTGTGCTGGAACGGGTAAAACCTTCATCACACTTTATAATGCTTTGAAGGATGTGTTAGATGAGAACACACCTTATGAAAGAATCTTTATTGTAAGATCTCTTGTGGCAACTAGAGAGATTGGTTTTCTTCCTGGAGATCATGAAGACAAGGCAGACATCTACCAAATCCCATATAAGAATATGGTGAAGTATATGTTCCAGATGCCTTCTGATGCA